CCCGGGGACGTGCATGCAAGGTGGAAGCTATTTACTTCTTAGCAGCAGTGTTAGAAGGTTTCTTTTTCTTCTTTTTCTTTTTAGGTTTAGCACCTGCTGCAGCTTGATTAGCCGGTTTTGCCGGAAGTTGAGGCGTTGGTTGTTTCCATTGATTTCCTGTATTTTGAACTTGGTTTTGATTTTGGTTCAAATGTCTTTGTCCCATATCGCCAAAGCCTTTTACGACTTTTCCCAAAGTTCCTCCTAACAAGGGTCCCACAAACTGTGCAGCTGTTGAAATTGCGTCGACGAACCAGTCGCCTAAGCCATTTTCCCACACAGGCACTCCGACAGGTATATCCTTCATTACTTCAGAATAAAGACGTTGTACATTAAAGTCAAAATCGGGTGAGGATTTTGCCATCGTGACAATTTCTAAATTCCTAAAATCAGGAAAAGACTCCCAAATATGAACAGCATCAATTGTGAGTGTTGTCTGTTCTGACAACCCACGAAAGATGCAGCCCCCTTGATGAATTCTATGAACTCTCCCGTCAGGCATTGAACACGATGTATTCGCTGCAGGCTGAGTAGTAGGAGAGGGGATCAAGACGTTTCCAGTGCCAGAGACACCAGATTTGTCCTGAATAACAGAATTCATCACCACTGGAACAAGAGGTTGATTTGTGAAAGCAGGGTTTTCCAAATCAGAGAAAGTTGATACAACGTAACAACCATCTTTAGCCTCCCATTGTTGACTGCCGAAGAGTGACATAGCCTCAGCAGTATTACTAGGTGGTGTTTGTACAGGAGTTCCTGTAAATGGAGTAGAAGCTCCACCCATGTCAGTGATGACCCATCCTATACGGTCAGGAGCATTTGCCATGAGCTTATAAGCAACAACAGATCCTTGCTTGTACAATTCGCTTGTTGTGTTATGAACTTCAAACCCTCTAGAGACAAGTCTTCCAGGTCCAATATCAAAAGGATCCCCGAAATATAGACTGCCCATATTTACAGTTTGGTCGGAGGGTGGTACTACAGCGAGAGTGATGTCGAGATCTTTTCCCGAAGGCACCGCCCAAGCCTGAATTCCCCCCAGCGCGAATTTAGTTCCTCCAAAAGGAAGAGCCGCTCCACACTGAAGAGTTTGACCCGTTCTAGTAGTAGTCTTTTGGTATAGCAACGTTTTATGAAGCATGGGCCAAGCGTGAATGTGCAAGTCCCAATTACCAGCAGGCATAGTACCAGGTTTGGAGATGTCCATAGATGTTTTAAGTCTACGTACAACAGATTTTCCAGTTTCTAGATCAGGCCATCCAACAGGGTCAGATTGCTTGTCATGAAATGGATCAATGGCATTTAAAAACCAAAGTTTCCCATCTTCTGAGATTACCTTAGCATTTTCAAGCCGATTCAGAAGCATTTCTGCTCGAGAAACTTTACCGCCAGACATGTCTAGGAGTAAAATGTGTCAAATAAAAATTGCTTCCACCTGCAGCTGCTTGCGCATGGTTGCCAGCCCATGTTTCGCTACGCTTTCCAAAAGTCCTATTTAACAATAATCAACTTGTTGCATAACCTCAAATGCAGGGTGGTTTATGAACCAAGGCAAAGACCGAACTTCTCGATATAATCTCCGCATTTCCGAAATCGAATCCAGCGTAAAGCCGTATCGATCCATAATCTGATCACAAGATTCCAAAAAATCAATCTTTACCTCCAAATCCATTTTTGGTTTAAACTCATTTTCATTTACATCTCCGCCATAAGAACTTTGAATAGAAAACTTGTCCATCACTGCCAAAAAGTCTCCAAAAATTGGATAATTTCTGTCAATTCCAAAATAAGATTGTGAAGTCATAAAACAACATGTACCAACAGGATTGTGTCCGAAAAAATCCAAAGGCTTGAGAAATTTCCCAAGCTTGAGGACGGCAGATGGCAGGGGCATCCACACTCTCGACTCACTATATTTTTCTTTAACCCACCAACCCTTCAAAAAACTCACCTTCTCAAACGACTGTCCGTGTTTTCTCAACTTTACAGTAAAGCCTAAGCTTGCTGCGTGGGTTTCAAAATCGAACGGTTGTAATGAAAATGCTTTTGTAAATGCATATACATCATTTACCGAATTCATGACGGTAGTTAAGGTCACTCCTGTTGGGAGTTGAACTCCCCCTGTGCCTGTTACTTCTAAATCTCTCGAATTCCGTTTGGCTACTTTATATCCTTTGGAATAAACGTAACTCAAGAAATCTATTACCCAAGAGTCAATTCCTATTTCAACCATCCAATATGCGGGGGCTACCACAAGAGGGCCATCGTCTTGTGACTGATCATACATACTGAAATCACCTTCACCACACTCTTCAACTCCATCAATAGTCACCTTGTACATGGAATCATCACCAGCAACCGCCAGAAAATTAGGGAAAGACATAAAATCTTCCCACATCTCCGAAAGTTTCTGTTGAGTATAACCAGAAGCAAAATGAATTCTCAATTCACCATAGGCGCATTGAAAAGGATGGCGTCCATCAAAAACTCGATGGAACACGTTGGTAATATATCGTGCGATTTGAGTTGTCAAAACATGAATTGACGGATCTAAATTGCAAATTGACCTTGGTTTTATATCCCAAGCCAAACCATATGGGCGAAGTGGAATTGTTTCATTCCATTTCACGTTGTATGATTTTTTCGGCGGCATTTCCTCTCCAGACAACATCCGCTCATAACAAGCTTCAATTCTCTTACCTTTTGAACCCATAATTTTAACTATCTCTTCCATAGTGTTCCAATCACTTGGACGCAACGAAAAAGTTTTATAATAAGCTAAAATTTGAGTTACAAGGGGAAAGCGCATCAATTCACTCCAATTTAACAACCTTTTTGAATGTGGAGGACACATTCCAAAGGGTTCTTTATGGATACGCAACAACAAACTCGCCAAAAGATTATTTTGGGAGTTGGCTGGAGTGTACATTAGACCGTTGTTGATTAACAATGGGTATATACCATGGGCTTTTTCCTCAACATCGTCATCTTGAACTATCACTTTCTTGATGTCGACTATGTCATTCAAGCCTAAATATTCACACTTCATGACACCCCGAGCTGGAAAGTCAGGGTATATTTCGGTTTGAACAGCCGGAATTTTTTGAGGTTTGATGGCTTGTCCAAAAGGAGGCGCATCAAATTTTTCCTTGTGGATATATGAATTCAAAAAATCTGTATAAGACAGAGTTTTCAAATTCTTCCACTGAACCCAATAGTATAAAAAGCAACCTGGCTTGAGGTACTCCAAAAGTCTAGCTGCTGCCATGATGGCGACGTGATCATTCGACTTGTAAACAGTAGCACAAACTCCGTGGTTAAACGTCGTAGCACAAGTATTCCAAGCTGAGTGAATTAAAAAAGCCAAAAACCAACTTTTTTGATTCACCAGCATTGTAAACAAATGCATACAGAAAACCAAAGCAGCCTGTTCTCGACCATTTACCTTCGCGTTCACGAACGCCTCCATAGCACACAGAAGCAACCCAATTTTTGGAGCAAAGACTTTTATAGCTTCTTCATAAGCTGGTCCAATAAACATAGTGTGGGCCATGGACAAAGTCCTTGGTATGCTGGCGAGGTTTTGCAAGAAATCCAAACAAGTTTCATTCCTCCTAAGACGAATATCCTTGTTCAAAGTTTCTAAAACCCCTTTCTCTATTGGGTCAGACACGGCCGAAGTATCGATGGTTTTAACCAAGTCAACAGCTCCAGGTCGCATTATCGCAAAAAGATTACCAGCCACTGTGTTTCTTCCCCTAATTTTATACAAGACATAAATAAACCCAGCCAACGATAGAAGCCAGAAGAGCTTACCTGTGATAGATTTGTCTTTCATCCCTCCACCACGCATTTCAGACACCACTTGTTCTGATTTGACATCAAGAACTCTAGCGTCAAACATAGTGTTGAGTTGTTCCTCTTTTTTGTAGTGCATAACGCAAATCGCTGTACCACGCAAAAGCATATTATAAAACATAGGGAATCTTTCGCGAACAGCCAAAATTTGGGAGTCACGATCGAATTCAGATTGAACCTTTTGGGCAACTGCTTCATACAACAAACCTGTTATCTTTTTAGTTTGGTAAAAGGACGACAAATTTGCATAAGCTCTATTATGCATTAGCAAGGTAATTTTCCCTGCTTCTGGAAAATAGGCCAAAACCGAGGATGGAACCCAGGAACGAAGCGTTTCCAAAACAACACTTGGGTAATATGACAAGCGACCCTCCAACGAGTCCATCACAGACTTTTGAAGAGAAACCGTAGACACCAATGGATCTATAGTTCTGCTTGGTCCCAAGGGTTGAGCCATTGAAGAAGTCAGTGCGAATTTATACAGGTGATATGGACCAAAAGCTTTGACGTCATGGATATCCAATCCATCATAACTTCTGTTGTTAATCCAATCGGGAGTGGGATGTCCCGCGTAGCAACCAGCTGTGTTGTCAGGAGAAAAATGACACAATCCGTTAAGACGATGCCAAACTCCTTCCACTTTGCTTGAACACTTACCTCCACCTTCTTCGATTCGAAAAACATCTGCCCCACAGTCTCCAATGAAATTCCTAAGAATCGCATAAACGAAACCACTGGTGCATCCGGTGATCAAATCTTTTATAGTTGAAGGGGATAACGACGTATTAAAGTCATTTCCAGATTGATAAACATCTACAATGATTACACCATCATAAACTTTATCATCTGGCATCGGTATTCTCGTGCTAAAATCACGTGCGTTGTCACCTTGTATTGGAGTATTTGGAGCACAAACCCACTCGATCGAACAACCAGTGCTGCTCTTTGGAGTGTATCTGCGATCTCTGTTAGCTCCGAAAAATGACAACAACCTCAAACTCTTTTTATCCCTTCCAACAATTGAAAGAAAGGTCTTCATCGCATATTCTCTGTATAGAGCAGAGATGCTGTGAGGATTAAGAGTAGTATCAGGATTGGGTTTTACTTCAATGCCGACTTGCTTAGCAAAAGCCAAAACCTGAGAATCTGCTTGGCAGACTGGTATAGGTTTTGACTTCAACCACGAGGCTATATTTTCGTACTGAACCGGGGGTCTCACCGCCGGATTTGTTGGTTTTGGTAGAGCCAAAGCAGCCCGTTGTTCAGCTGCTATTTTCTTCCGTTCCATTGCCACTGCTTTTTCAATTTCAGCTTTCATGTGTGCAGAAGAGACTTTTTTCTTGACTCCACCAGATTCGGTTGACGAAGCGCTTGATGATGGTTTGGCGAAAGATAAAGTCGGCCCACTCTGAACTTTTTTAAATTCAGAGCCAATCTTCTTTAAAACTTTCACAGCTTGCGAATATCCCCAACCATCAGCCTTTTTGAGAGCATCATATGACACATAACTTTTCCCTTGACGGAATTTAGCCACGTATTTAGACACTCGTCTAGTTTGATGATGAGTCTGTCCTAACGCCAAAGACTTTAACCACAAATCTCTCTGTGGATTTTTGCCTTCAACCTCCAAGTTTTTCTCATAGAAAATGAAGAAAATCTTACGATCATCTGCAAAATCTCTAAGAAAATCCAAAACTTTTTCAAGAATAGAGTGCTTCACTACGACATCACCTTTATGATGATTAATGATATTTTCCGATGAGCAAACAACTCCTCGAGAGAAGAATCGTTCCCAACATGTATGTTCAATATCTTTGAGCAAAGGTGCATATTCTTTTTCACCAAGTTTTTCGTCTCCGAAATAAGTATACCCAAATGTGCTTCTCCCAACCTTTGCGGCTTTGAGTTGTTCAGCTAACTTTGGGTCTACCTGAAAGACAAAACCTGGTTTCTCAGGAGCTTTCGCTGCTGGGACCTCAGGTTTTGGCGCCTCACTCTTTCGTGGGGCTTTTAATTTTTTCTTAGGGGCTGCAGCTAGGCTGGTTCCCGTGGAAAAAACCGCCGGGGTTTCCTTGACTGGATCCTTCTTCGGCTCAACTTTTGGTTGCTCAGGAACTGCCGGAACAGTTTCTTTTGCTACCTCAGGTTTAGCTTTTACAGATGGAGTCTTAGATTCCTCGGACTTCGAACTTACGTCACTACCATGTGATGATTTTGACATATTAAAG